CAAATTTATTATGGCTAAGAAAACCCCCTCTTTGGCTATCGGTCGTGGTGAAAAGCTGCCGGTCAAACAAGGAGCGGGTCTTACCGCCAAAGGTCGTGCCAAGTACAACGCTGCAACCGGATCAAACCTAAAAGCTCCACAGCCCGAAGGCGGTCCACGCAAGAAATCGTTTTGCGCCCGTATGTCTGGGATGCCCGGTCCGATGAAGGACGAAAAGGGTCGCCCTACACGCAAAGCCGCGAGTCTCAAACGTTGGAAATGTTAATGCCAAGTACATCAAAGAAACAATCTAATTTTATGGCGGCAGTCGCACACAACCCTGCGTTTGCCAAAAAAGTCGGTGTAGCTCAATCTGTAGGTAAAGACTTCAACACTGCCGATAAAGGCAAAACATTCAAGGAAGGTGGTTCTATGAAAAGCGACATAAAGCAAGATAAAGCCGTGGTCAAAAAAGCCGTAGGTATGCACGACAAACAGATGCACGGTGGCAAGAAAACCGATATGGCTGCGCTCAAGAAGGGCGGTATGCCAATGGTTATGAAAGACGGTAAAAAAATGCCTGCGTTTGCTGCTAAAAAAGGTGGCATGACAAAGATGGCAAAAGGCGGCGGCATTGAGTCTAAGGGTAAAACCGAAGGCAAGATGATTAAAATGAAGTCTGGCGGACGCGCCTGCTAAGGAACCGACATGAGAATGCCACAGCAACCTGAAGATCAAGACGCGCTTGTGTCGCCCGTGATGGCAAAAGGCAAGAAAGCGCCGATGAAGATGAAAACTCCCGGCATGGGTACGATGATGGGTGCGCCACGCTACAAAGGCGTACCTGCAATGGGTAAGATTGAACCCGGCGATACACCTTTTACGGCTTCAAAGGGCATGGCAAAAGGCGGCTCTGTTTCTAGACGCGCAGACGGTTGCTGTGTCAAAGGCAAGACTAAAGGCAAAATGCTATGAAAAAGAAACGTAAATTTAGAACGGGTGGCGAGTTTGAATTATCTCCCGAAGCGTTAGCTGCTGGTTTAAGTATCGGTCGCAATGAAAATATCCGCCCCGCAGATCGTGCAGCGGCTATTGAAGAAACTACTGGACCCGGCTCAAAAGGTTTTAAACGCCTGACTGACAAAGAAGCTGCTGACTTAATGGAGCGTGAAGTTAATATGCCCGAAGCAGTGGCTATCCCTGTAGCCGCACCACGCCGCCTTGCAGGTCGTGAATTACCTGAGCCTGAAATGGAACCCGCACCGCGAGCTACACCTGCACCTACTGTTGCGCCTAGTCGTGGCGACTACAGCCGTAACGGACCAATTGGCGACCTTATTGAAAGAGCGCAAGAGCCACGTGGTAGAGTTGTCCCGCGCACACGTATGCCTACTACCGATGTCGAACCACGCATAACTAGCCGTAGAAATAAACCGATGAGTCGTGCAGAACGTGAAGCACTAAATGCCTCACCGTTTAAGAAAGGCGGCGCAGTCAAAGCCAAGCGCGGTGACGGTATTGCTCAACGTGGCAAGACTAAAGGTCGATTTGTATGAGAGCCTCTCGCGGGATGGGGGCAATCCTCCCATCTAAGATGCCAAAAGGCAAAACGATGCGCCGCAAGGATGGCGATAAGTTTACGCAATACGCTGAAGGCGGCGAGGTTAAGTCTAAAGTAAATGAGTCGGGCAACTACACCAAACCAGAATTGCGTAAACGTATTTTTAACAGCGTAAAAGCTGCGGCGGTTCAAGGTACAGGCGCAGGGCAATGGAGCGCGAGAAAAAGTCAATTAGTAGCTAAAAAATATAAAGCTGCTGGCGGCGGGTATCGTGACTGAACCAGTAAAAACATGCACCGATTGCGGGGAAACTAAGCCAATAACGGGTTTTAGAAGTCGTGGCGGTAGCATGAAGCATCTCTTAAAAAGTTTTTGCAATACATGCTTATTTAAAAAACACCGCACTTGGGCGGAAAACAATCAAGAGCGCGTTAATGAGTACAGGGAAAAAGACCCGTGGACGTTAGCTAAACGGTGTGCAAGGCGCGGTATAACACCAGAAGAGTTAGTTGATAGGTACGAAAGGCAAGAAGGTTGTTGTGCTATTTGCAGCACTGAAATTACGCTTACAGATAGCGCAATAGACCACAACCATGAAACAGGCGAATTTCGTGGGGTGTTATGCAAACAATGCAACAGAGCTTTGGGCATGTTTAAAGACAGCACAAAAATATTACATAGTGCGATAGAATACTTAGGTGCATTTGGGAGTTATGGTGATGGCACTTAAAGCCCCGCAAAAATCCTTGAAAGCTTGGGGTGACCAGAAATGGACAACCAAGTCAGGCAAGAAATCGTCTGAGACAGGTGAGCGGTATTTGCCCAAGAAAGCGATTGAGTCTCTTAGCCCTGCGGAGTACGCAGCCACAACCAAAGCAAAGCGTAAAGGTAAGGCAGCAGGCAAACAGTTTGTAGCGCAACCTAAAAGCATTGCTAAGAAAACATCGGGATTTAGATAATGGCTGTTTCTGGAACCACCGCGTTTAACCTAGACTTCGCTGAACTGGCAGAAGAGGCGTTTGAGCGTGCCGGTAAAGAAATGCGTACAGGCTACGACTTACGCACAGCTACGCGATCCATGAATCTAATGACCATTGAGTTTCAAAACCGTGGCATTAACATGTGGACAATTGATGAGGGTACAGTCAACCTGATTCAAGGGCAAGCCGAATACGATTTACCCGCCGATACCATTGATTTGATGGATCAGGTTATTAGAACGGGTTCAGGCAATTACTCAACGCAATCTGATTTAACTATATCTCGTATTAGCGTATCGACTTACGCCACAATCCCTAACAAGTTAGCACAAGGTCGCCCCATTCAAGTGTGGGTGCGTAGACTGCGGGATAACCCTAAGATTGTCGTATGGCCTGTCCCCGATCAAGGCACATCACCCGCCCCTTATTACATTTTTAAATACTACCGTATGCGCCGTATTGAGGACGCGGGTACGGGCGCGACCACTCAGGATGCAAACTTCAGATTCTTGCCAGCAATTGCGGCAGGACTGGCTTACTACATTGCAATGAAGATGCCTGATCTTGCGGCACGATTGCCAATGCTTAAACAAGAATATGAGTTTCAGTTTGACTTGGCAGCACAAGAGGATCGTGAGAAAGCTTCAGTACGGTTTGTGCCGCGCATTGTGGGCATTCGGAGCTAGTCGTGGGCAATAAATTTGCCTCTGATAGTAAAGCGATTGCAGAGTGTGATGTTTGCGGCTTTCGGTATAAACTACGGGTGCTACGTTACCTGATTGTTAAGACTAAAACCACTAACGTTAAGGCTTGTAATGAATGTTGGAATCCCGATCAACCGCAGCTTCAACTTGGCATGTATCCCGTTGATGATCCTCAGGCTATTCGCAATCCAAGACCAGACTTTACGGGCTACCCACAGAGCCGGTCACAGGTTATAGAAGCAGTAGGCATGACAACGACTTCATTTGTTGGGCAAGTTACAATTTCTTAGGAGTTTAAAATGGCTTATAAACGTGGCGCTGATGGCGTAGCAAAAAAAGGCAAGACGGACGTTAAAAACTTAGGCACTGTTGATGCTAAAGTCTTGGGCATGAAGGGCGGCAAAAAATCTGCTGGCGTTTCATCTGAAGCAATGAAATCAATGGGTCGCAATATGGCTCGTTGTGTTAATCAGGGGTAATCATGGCTAAATTTAGTCAGAAAATGATGGGTAAAGAAGTGGGTCCTGCATCTGTTTACGCCGAACCCCACACAATGAGCGGCGGCAAAGTTAACCCACAGAAAGCTGTGAGTGGCTCGGTTGACCCCAATACGTTATCGGCAAAAGACATGAGATGTGGCATGCCTGCACCTCGCGTAAGCTCAGGCGACCCCGGACGCGATGACGTAAAGACTAGCGGCATTGTCGTGCGTGGCGGCAAAGCGCAGACTAAAGGCAAAATGGCTAGAGGTCCGATGGCATGAACTATGCGACCTTGTGTGCGAACATTGCCGACATTTGCGAGAACTCGTTTACCGCAGATGAATTGGCTATGTTCACGCAGCAAGCTGAACAGAAGATTTACAACACTGTTCAGATTTCAAACCTTCGCAAAAACGTTACTGGCTCTTTAACTGCTAATAACAAGTACCTGTCTACTCCGGGCGACTTCTTGTCCGTGTACTCTCTTGCGGTGATTAAGGCAGATGGCTCTTACGAGTATTTGCTTAACAAAGACGTTAACTTTATTCGCCAAGCGTACCCCACGCCTACAAGCACCGGACTGCCAAAGTATTACGCCATCTTCGGACCGAACAGTAGCTCGGTGACTGAACTGAGCCTGATCCTCGGACCCACGCCTAACGCGACCTACGCAGTTGAACTCCACTACTTCTATTACCCTGAGTCAATTGTGACTGCGGGTACATCATGGTTGGGTGACAACTTTGATTCGGCGTTACTGAACGGCGCGTTGATTGAAGCTCTGCGATTCATGAAAGGGGAAGCTGAGACTACTGCCGTGTACGATAAGCTGTACCTACAATCCATCATGCTGCTCAAGAACTTGGGTGATGGTAAACAGCGTCAAGACGCATACAGATCGGGTCAGTTCCGTCAGGATGTTTCATGATTACGCAAACTATTGTCAATTCGTATAAGAAGGGCTTGCTAGAGGGCGTATTTAACTTTAGCAGCACGACTACGCAGGTCTTTAAGATCGCGCTCTATACGTCTGCTGCAACGCTTGATGCAAATACTACGGTGTACTCAGCAACGAACGAATCTACAGGCACGGGTTAC